CGTTTTGTTTCTTGTAAACTTGTTTATACTTATGAACACCAGGGAACCAATGGTGTTTATTGATGTGAAGGAAAGGTATAAAACACTCAGGGAACATTTGAAAGATACAGGAAATCAAAAGTTTCACATGTTAGTTAATCATATACCAATTACAGGTTTCATGAATATGAAAGGAACGGTGGGTTATAATACAAATAAGGGGCAAGAAATCGCATTGTGTCTTAACGGGGATGTTAATTCGATTTTTCATGTTCTTATACACGAACTTGCTCATTGCACAGTGAAAGAGTATTCACATTCAGATGAATATTGGAACAATTACATAGAGCTCAGAGACATTTGCACGAACCTCGATATTTACGAAAAGATACCAACTCAAACCGAATTTTGTGGTCAACACATTCAGGATAAATAATCTTTGTCTTTAATAAATGAAAACACCTATTGACGTTTTATTGACAGTCGTTGGGTATTGGTTAGCTGTGTTTGCAATTTTGATCGTTCCACGTTTTTCTAAAAATTACTCGGTCAATCTTATATGGTTAACTGTTGTGATACCTAACGTATTACGTCTTATTGTTGGAAGTCTTCCACGACTTGCTGTAGATCGTAACTTTTTCCTTATGAGTTCAATCTTTTCTCTTATTTTTGTTTACATCGGAAACAAAATCTGGAAACAAACTGCGGAGTCTGTGAAGAACTATCAAGAGACGGACAGGAGAAAGGCATTTGATCTGAGTGCCTTGCTCATGACGAGTTTTGCGATTGGTGCGTTAATTACTTATTATGCTGGTATAGATAAGTCAATCTATAGTAATATGGGTTGGGAATCGAATACTTAAGCTTTTACAATGTAATCCTTCATAAAGTAAAAAACGATAGCAGCCACTAAACCCGTGGAGGCTAGACCTACAACACTTCTGCTCCCCTGTTCGTTAAGGAACTTGGGAACAGAGGTCACAAGCTTGTCTTGAACTGGCTTACTAACAGCGAGAGCCGTAACAGCACCCACAAGGAGAGCAATAACCTGATCGTCGGTGAGATTGAGAGGGTATTTCTTCTCTGGGGTAGCTTGTTGCGCCTGAGGCGCCGCATAAGCACCCTGAGGTTGAGCAGCAGTCATTTGTGGCATCATCCCCTGCATCCTGGGTTCTTCCATCATCATTGGGGGTTCCATCATAATATCATTAATAGGGGTAGAATCCATCGTAGTATCTTTATTTTGACTCACATTTTTTTCTGAAGAACGTAACGCTTCCGAATTATTGACAAAGTTTGTGGTTGGGTTGTCATTTAGTGACACCATACCATCACCGTTATCAGAAAGATTCATCGTATTAATGTCTGTAGCCATTTGATATAATCATAGTTTTTTAAGAAATATAAGTAACGCAGTTACCTAAGTCATTGACAGTTTATCGTATACATATGACTCATCTACAGGATATTCATAAAGGTTCTTCTATTGCGGCTGGAATATGCCGTAATTCTGAAAGTACCCTTGGTTTTGCCCTGAATGAAATTAAATCCTATTGTCACGAAATTGTGAGTAATATGAATGCCGAGTTTTACTGGAAGAAGAGTATTGGGATAAATGAATTGATTCCAGATTTGAATTCAGATAAAAAATGTTTTATAAGTCCAGATGGTGGTTTATTTTTTGTCAAAATTGATACCAAAAGTTATTGTTTTATGATTGTTGAAGATAAGTATCAAGGAACGAACGATGTGAGAAAATCCAAAGATCTTCCAAAACAATCGACTGGTAATGCAATTGAACGTGTTTTCAAAAACCTGAATGCATCCTGGCACCTTTTCAAGGACTTACCAATTTGTCCGTATTTGGTATTTGTCGCTGGATGTGATTTTCATCACACAGAGACAATTATAGATAGAATTGGTCCAATTTCAAACTATGGAAGAAATCCAATTATATGGGAAATGAAAGATGATAATGTATTTGACCCAAACGAAATGATTTCAAAGATAAATCTTAAAAAGGATATGATGAGGGAGTTTGCAACCTTCTGTGTAAAAACTCATAAATATGATCAATTTTCACATGGAAGTTCAATGTGGCGGTGTGATGAAAGACTCACGATTATGAAGCATGTGGCATACGAATCACTTAAGGGAATAGTGGCTTTTCATAATAGATATGAACGAGTATGTGCACCAGCCTATGATAACCTACATAGGTAATAAAAGGAAATTGGTTGAGACTATAGAAAATATAGTGAAAAAATTGAATCCTAAATCATGTGCAGACGCATTCTCTGGTTCTGGTGTGGTATCGAGAATGTTACTTACACATTGCGACGAATTACATGTGAACGACCTGGAGAGATATTGTGAAGTAATTTCAAATTGTTTCCTAAAAAATCCATCATGGGCTGATCATGATGAAATCGTCGATCATATAGAATCTATGAATAGTTGTCCTGATAAAGAAGGCTTCTTTTCTGAACTTTATGCACCGGACGATTCCTCTAATATCAATGAAGATGAACGATGTTTTTATACCAAAGAGAATGCAAATAGAATCGATGGTATGTTAGAGTATGTAAATAATAAGGTACCGAGTACCCTCAGGGATTATTGTCTTGGACCACTTATCGTGAAAGCGAGTATACACACAAATACTTCTGGTGTATTTAAGGGTTTTCATAAAGGTGGTTGGGGTGGAAAGGGTGGTCACGCGCAGGATAGAATTAAAAAAAAGATAGAGGTTGAATGTCCCATCTGGTTTGAATCTTCTAAAGCTGTGAAAGTTTATCGAGAAGATGCTTGTGTTTTTATGGAGAATATACCGAAAGTAGATTTAATTTATCTCGACCCACCATATAACCAACACCCATATGGTTCAAACTATTTCATGTTAAACTTGATTTGTACTAATGAGAGACCTCATACAATTTCAAAAGTATCAGGTATACCACGTGACTGGAATAAAAGTGAATATAATTCAAGGGTTAAAATAAAAGAAACTATGAAACGTACTCTTCAGGTAGCTGTAAGTAAATCTAAACATACACTCGTATCTTACAACAACGAGGGTTTCATCACACCGAGTGATTGGGAAGAATTACTCTCACCCTATCAATATGAAAAGATTGAAATCGATTATAATTGTTATAGAGGAAGTAGAAACTTACAAAATAGGTCAAACAAAGTGACAGAGTTTTTGTTTATTATTTCGTCTTTGTAATTTTGAGATTTGTCTTTTTCGTAGCCTTCTTGGTATCATCTTCTCTCTGTTGTTGATGCTTTGGATTGTACATTTTTTTATGTATTCCCCACAATTGGGGACTTCCAACTTTAAAGTTTTTCCTGACTGTAGCCTTATACCAAAACACACAATCAGTGATTTTGTTAGATTTTACCGTATTATCTAACACGAGACACTCATAATTCTCTGTACACGCATCCATAACTTTACAAAACATATCGAAATTTGGGAAGATACCAAAAAAAGATTTATATAGTTTTTCTCTATTTTGTATGATATTCTCTCTCAAAATAAACACATAATCCACGTTAGCTCGTAGTGCTGGCGGGAGATCCATTACATACTGCATAGTCAACATGAAGAAAATCTTCCAATGTCTTCCATTCATAAAACACTGTCGTATACACGTATCTTTTAGAAACTTTGAGTCGTACATACAGTCATCAAGAAGCATGAACGAACCACAATTTTGTTTCCCTGCACCCACTAATTTTCTCTGTCTCGCCATGACCCGTTCGATCGCATCCCTATCGTAGTCACCATAGATGAAAAGATCGGGGATGAACTCGGAATAGAAATGATTCCCCTCTTCTGTTCCTGAAAGAACAATACCTGCTGGGAGATGTTTCTTGTGGTACATGATATCTTTCACAAGGGTCGATTTACCTGTATTACGCTTACCTATAAATACAATGACCTTATCATCTGCAATCGATTCAGGTTTGAACTTCTTCAACTGAAGATTCATTCTAATGTAGTGTTCCGTTTTATTTCGCAAAATTTTACTCACATACTGTAGGAATGGCTGGTCGACTAAGACTTGCTGCCACCGGAGTTCAAGATAAATGGCTCACAGGTGAACCACAATTCTCATACTTCCTGATGAATTACAAAAGACATACAAAGTTTGCGATTGACTATGTTGAAAGTCAATTTGATGGACAGATAGACTTTGGAAATATTTTAGAGTGTCGTGTACCAAATGATAAAGGTGATTTTGTGAAGAACCTAACTTTGAAAGTTACATTGAGTGATCCACAACCCGATACAGATGGTAACAATGTATTTTGGTCACCTTCTATAATTTCACATCTTATCGAATATGCTGAACTTATAATTGGTGGGCAAACTATC